ATAGATACTACAATTATTCGTTTATCCTTCTTTCTTGCATAATCTAACGTGTATTTAGTGCCTTTTGAGTTTCCATTCCAAAAAGCGACAACAACATTAGAATTATCCACTATTTCCCTATTACGAATAAAAGTAGCTGCACGCCCATTCTTCTTGTAATCGGGTAAAAACTCTATAAGATTTAAATTATTTTCCTTGGCATAGTTTGCTGCTAAAGTGTCAATACCTTTTGCCCCACCTGAAATTATTGTATCATCTTTAGATACATTCAAAACAGCTTCTAAATTTCCTGCAAAATCTATATTACTGCATTCTCTTGAGCCTATAATTGCAATTTTCATATCTTATAATTTATAACGATTAATCATTTACAAAGATAAATAAAATATTTATAATTACCAAATATTCAGACGAATAAAAACAAAAAAATAGGGGGTACAGCCTCACGACTACACCCCCTAAAAAGTAATAAAAGCTAATCTAAAAATATTTTTATCTCTATAAAATTATCTGTTCTTTGCTATTTCTTCGTGGTAGTTACGTAATGTTTCCTTTACACGCTTTGCAGCCTCCGATGTTTGCTCTTCGGTATGGAAATAGTTGAGAGCATCATAACGGTTCGTATCAACGTCATCACCTAATTCAGTTGTATTAACTGTAGTAAAATCGGTATTCATAAAATGATAATCCTCACCTTTCTTTGCTCTCCACCTAATCTTTTCCACTTTCTTCTCTTCGGCATTCCACTTTAACCCTTGCTCTTTCATCTTTTTAAAGAGTAGTTGCTTTTCTTTTTCGGTGGCGTGGCGAAAAGCTGCACTATTCCAACCTTTATTACTACTACGGTCAGTGTTGTAATGAGAGTAAAAATATCTACTACCGTCTTTCTCCTTTTCTTTAAATATGACTATTGCACCATTATATGCAGAACAAAGCACGTCTCCGTTCTTGAACTCTTGTACTTTCTCTATTTCTTCTTTCTCAAATACCACACTTCCGTCCTTAACAATTGCCTTGCAACCATCAGGAATAGCGATTGTATCGCCTGCTTGTAATTCTACTTTCATAATTCTTCTATTTGTTAATTTGTTTTGACAACGAATTGAAGATTTGTGCAAATTTCTTATACTGTGCCTTATCTTGGATAGCGTGCGTGTACTTGTGCGCTATCTGCTTCTTTTTGAAATCGTATATAAGGCGTGCCTTATCGACACCTTCCACAAAGAAGATATGCGGATATTTGCCCCATTGACGTAACGTTCCATTGTTGATTAGCGAAACTATTTCGTCAGGCAACAACAATGAAACTCTCTTTATTCCGTTGGCTTTGTTCTCCTCTCGTTCAATAGCTCGTTTCGTCTTCTCAATTTCTTTCTGTATATTTTCTAAGGCTACGTTTTGTTTATCCCATCGCCTCATTGTGGCAACCCCGCATCTCTTGTCATTCAGAGGTTGCCCGTTTGCTTGTTTCACATCAGCAAAATGTTTTGATAACCTTTCGTTGAACGTCTCCTCTTTCTTTTGTAAGGAGGCTTTTAAAATTTCTATTCTATTCATCTTTTTATGTCAATCTACTAATTCAAAACTATACGCTGCTACCCACGGATTAATCTCCCACGTGCCTTTGCCACTGATACTGTCAATGAGATACCAAAATGCCTCACGTGCTGTAGGAAAGGCTACATCAGGGGCATATCCTATATTTTTGGAAACATAGAACAAATCCTTATTATCATAAAATTGCCAAACGCCCTCACGCAAACATTCTTTATCAGAGATGTCTTGTAAGTGTTCCACCTTAGCATCTGTAAATTGGATGTGGCGGAGCATTAAGTCAGCTTTCACGAACATTTTATTCGTCCACCCTGCGCTTTCTGTCATAAACTTATCACCAACCATTAAAAAGTCAGCATTAGGGTAAACTTCTTTGTAGCTTTGCGCTATCGCAACAACTTCGCCAACCTTATAAGGCAGGTGCTTTGCCGTTTCCTCCCAATTACCAAGCGGCACGTTATCTCTTAGCACTCGCCTTGTCATCGTCTTTTTCCCGTTCAGCACCGCCAGCGTGAGGCAGAAAGCATCACTAAACATTATTTTCTTCATACGC